TATACGATCAGCCTCTGCTTGGGCCTCTGCTTCTGCTTTAATTCTTTCTGCTTCTTGTGCTGCTTGAAGTGCTGCAATTCTTTCAGCCTCCGCTTGGGCTGCTGCTGCCTGGGCTGCTATTATTGCTGCTGTTTCAGCCTGTATCCTTGCTGCTTCCGCTTGTTGTGCAGATAATTGGGCTGCTACTTGTGCTGCAATTTCTGCTTCAGTTGGTCCAGTTGGTACTGTTACTGTTGATGTTTCGCTGGGCGGTGGCGTTGTTACAGTTGTTGTTTCTGTAGGAGTTGTTACAGTTGTTGTTTCTGTAGGAGTTGTAACCGTTGTAGTTTCGTTTGGTGTTGTTGCGGTTGTTGTTTCAGAAGGGCTAGGAGTAGGAGAAGGTGAAGGTTCTGGAGCAGGTGCTACATATGTAGAACCAGTAACAACATTTGAATTTTCAGAGTAAAGAGCAAATGTATCATTGTCGGATCTGATATGAAATGACCATATGGTTCCTGCTGGCATAAGTCCATTTAGCAAGGAATGATCAATTGTAATTGTTGTATTTAAGGAATTTGGTCCGCCGACATTTCCAGTTGCGATACCCCAGCCATTCTGTCCTTGAGTATTAAGGCCTATAGCATATCTTTCTGGTTGAGTATTGCCAGTATTTGGGGCTTCCCAAGTTAAGACTGTTGAGGTTTCTCCACTGGCTATTGTTAAATTTCTTGGAGGACCTATTGTTTTTACTACTGGGGCTGCTTGAGATGTAAAGGCTGATGATGGAATAATATCCATAGATCCAGATTGATCCCAGTTTAAAAATACGTTTGCTCCACCACCATTTTCATAGTACATTAATTCTATTGTTTTAGGAACTCCTGCTGTAAAGGCTATTGGGTCAGTTGTAGTTCCTCCACCGCCTTTGTCATACCAGTCATCTGCTACTAAAACATTGTCAATATAGAGTTTAGTTCCGTCATCTGCTGTTGCTAAAAATGATATATTCTGAGTCGTAGTACTAAGGATTGAACCAGTAAACCGTACTATAACATCCTCTGAAGGGCCACCTAATACACTACCAGAACCCCACTGGAAGTCAATGTTAGGTACATTAGTCGTGACGACTGGAGAGGCTCCCTGGGGTATGTAGGGAGCACCATTTTGTCCCAGTACATTATAAACTTGAGCAGTTAAACCTTCTGCTGCGTGGGCTTTTTCAACACCAATAAGTAGAGGAAATAGAACAAGTGATAGGACTATTGCGATGCGTAATAATTTTTTAATTCCTCTTCCCCCTTGCAGACATAATGTCTGATAGGGCTATTATAGCATTTTATTACACAAAAAAGGGAGCCAGTTTCCTGACTCCCCTAGTTGTTGGATTAGTTATGCATTAGTCTTTTTTGAGATCTTAATTACCAACTTAGTTAGGTAAGTGATTGACGCTCTCACGCCTGCGATCAACTTAGTAACTTCTGCTGATAGTGCTGTAACTGCATCTATTGCTTCCTGAGCCTTTGCTGCTGCTGCAGTTGCTGCAACTGTTGCTGCTTCTGCTGCTTCTTGTGCGTCTGCTGCAGATTTTGCTGCATCTTCAGAGGCTTTTGTAGCAGCCTTTGCTGCTTCATTAGATACCTTTGTTGATGCTGATGCAAGAACCTGTCCAGCAAGTGGAAGTGAAGTTCCACCTGTTGCTGAAACAGTTATAGTATTTTCTGTTAGAGGCATAAATACCTTGTAAGACTTTACTGTTTCTGCATCAGTTGTGATTGATGTTGCTGTAAGAACATCTGATCCTGAACCAAATGCGTAAGTAGAAGTAATTCCACCTGTAGCAAATAGATTAGCGTGTGTCTTTCCAGATAGTGGAAGTCCTGATGCATCAAGAACCTGAACCTTAATGGTTGCTGCTTCTCCTGGCATATAAACTTCCTTATCAAAAGACAACTTTACAGTTGCTGCAGCACCCTCTACACGAGTAGATACTGGATTAGAAGAGATTGTTCCAGACTTAACTGTTATTGCTACTCCGCCAGCCTTAAGGCCAGTAAGTGTGAATAGTGCTTCACCATTAACAATAGTCGCTGCTGTTCCTGAATCAGATACAACTGCTACATCGCTTGAATAAGCATTTAGTGTTCCTGCTCCAACTGTTACTCCAGCAGCATCGTATGCTACTGCCTTAACTGTTGATGCATTTGCACCTGTTGGGATAACAGACTTAACTGGAGTTGCTATGATTGTAGCAATGTCTCCGTAGAATGTTACCTTCTCGGTTGCAATAACTGTACCTGTAAGGGTAGTAAGAGTAATTGTTGATACTCCTGCTGTACCGTCAGCAAATACGCCAATGTGGTTTCCTGTAGGAATTACCAATGCACGACCTGTTGCAGACATTGTTGTAGCATTTGTGCCATAACCAATAAGTCCAGAACCTGAAACGGTTGCAAGGATTGACTCTGTTGCAGATCCGCCTGCTGCATTCTTAGGTGTAACAACAATAACTGCTGCTGCATCTGTAGAAGTAGCCTTTGGTGCATAGACTGAAGCATCTGCTGTTGCAGAAGTTGTCTCTCCAGTATTAAGGATAGATGTAGTAGTTGAAGCAGATGGAGTTAGATCCGCTGCCTTAACTGTTACTGTCCAAGATACTGATGGCCCGTTGACTGGGCTAGTTGTTAAAATCTTAGCATCATATGTTCCTGCTACTGCAGGAGCACTCAAAGTTACCAAGAACTTTGCTGTTACATATGTTGGAGTATTAACTGTTGCGTTAATGTTTGCTGAAACATTGTTGCCTGCAATTACTACTGAGGCTGTTGATGTTTCTAAAAGTGACAGGGTTGCAGACTTTGCTGATCCTGTTGGTTGTGTAAACATAGCAGAGATAACTGTTGCAGTATCTGCCGATGTTTCTGAAATAAAAGACAATGTAACTACTGCTGTTGCAGACTCACCAGTGACTACAGCATCTGTTGCTGAATCAATAGTTAGAGTTGGTGCATTTACAGCAGCACTTGTCGGAAGTGCTGATAGTACGCCAAAGGACATTGCTGCAGCGAGTCCTAAAGCGATTTTCTTAAATGAATTCATTTTTCTCCTTGTTTATAGTAAATTAAATCTATCCAGATAATCTTTTACATCTTCTGGCATAGGTTTATATTGTATCACGTTATCAGAGAGGCTGTCAACTTGCTTAGGCCTATCACTAATAGTGTGAATTTCAACCACTTGGTTTTGATCCTTTGGAGTATGAGAGATAGCCCCAAAGATTGCACCACACACCGCATCTGCTAAATCCTTAGACTTTTTACGGGGGTGGTCAACTCTATTATTTTTCATAATCTTTAACTGTGTTAGTTCATCAAACAAGAGTTCAATTGCTGGCATAGCCAGTCTTTCCTCATACACTAACATAGCCATATCCTCATAATGCTTTTTAGCAACAGAAACAGTATCAGTCCTCATTCCTACCTGCTTTAGTTCATTTTGAATATCAAAGGATTGCCAACGGTCAAATGAAACCATTCCAATATTAAAACCAAGTCTTCTTAAGTTCTGTATCCACTGCTTTACTTCTGAAAGATTAACTGGGCCTTCTACCTTTGGCTCCCACCATGCCACTGCATCTACCACTACAATTGGTGCTACTTGTTCGTAGTTATTAATTACCTGGATATTTACCCACTTATCTACGTGAGCAATTGCTACCGCACATTTATCGTGCTTTTGTGCAAGGTCTGCGTGTACATAATAAACCTTGTCTGGATCTGGCTTAAATGATTCCTCAAACCTTTTAAAGGTATCTACTGGGTTTCTTAATGTCATACAGGATCTTATTTTTTCTACCTGTTTAAAAAATGCATCAGATGCAAAGGTTGGTACACAAGCAAAGCGCATCATTGCATCTCCAAGGTCTGTCATAAATGCAATCATAAAGTCATCAATTTTGCGGGTAGGGTTTACTTCCCACGTTGGTCTCTTTAATGCAAACACTCCTGGATACTTGTATGAAAGAATTGTATCTTCATCCCAGGAAATTTCAAAAGAGTTATCTGGACTATCTTCTGGAAGTAACGGGTTAATAGTAAACTTGTGTGTTCTCTCTATTACTTCTTTTTCAGCAATAACATCATCGTACTTTTCTGAAATATAGTCGCCTGGATATCTTGGAAAAGAAAGCAAAACTACCTTACCAAGATCAGGGAAACGAGAGTCTACTGATCCACGGAATGCTTTGTAGATATTTTCAGCAGTCTTTCCTTGTTCATTGCCTGTTCCAACTTCAGATGCAAAACCAGAAATCTCATCAAGTACTGCAAGTAAAAGGTTTAAACCCTCGTGTGACTCACGCTCTGAGTGACCAGAGTAAACAGTAATTGATTTATCAAATTCAACTGAGTCAGCCTTGGCATAATACTTTCCTATAAACCAAGGAGACCTTTCAATCTTAGATTTAAAACCTTTAAAGAAAACATTCTTTGCTTGTTGTGCGTTGATAGCAACGTTGATTAGATCTATAGCATCTCCAGAGGGCTTACCAAAATACTTTGCTGGGTCTTTTAAACATAGGAGTTTGTATACGATATATGCACAGGCTACTGTTGATACGAAGTCTTTTCCAGATCCCTTGCCAAGTTGCAGAATAATTTCATTCTTTGTATATTTATTGTAATACTGAATTCCTTTTTCTTCGCCCATTATATTTATCAAATCTTCTTTGCGATAAATTTGGCTCATTGCTTCTACAATGTCATACTGTATATCAGACAGCGGGGGCTGTCCAAGATAGGCTTCTCCTTCAACAAATGTTTTTGCATCTACTGGCATCTCATTAAAATGATCGTCCTGTAGTGCCTCAAGAAACTCATTGAACATCGTGGACAACGGTAATCACCTCGTTGTCTTTTGCAAATGAGGATAGCCTACGCATAATCTCATCACGGATTTCAGGATGTTCAGAAGCAATGTCTTTTAGTATTGAAACAAGAATCTCTTGTCGCTTTTCAATTTCCATCATCTCTTCTGCTAACTCTTTGTTTTCAAGTAGTCCAGCCTTTTGAAGCATATCGATACGCTTTGACTCTATATCCATTACAAGTTTAATGCCTGCTGTTTTTGCACTAAGGTTATTAGTCATAGATGCTTCGTCAATAACTTCGTATGTGCGAGATACCAGTTTGCTATAGTGTGTATCTGCTGCTGCCAGGGCTTCTTTAGCACGAGCACGGATAGCATCATTAGCAGATGCCATAACCTTCCACTCATTGATAAGTGTAACAACCTTTTGCCTTGGTATAGCAAGTTGTTTTGAAATTACTGTTGGGTCATTGCCTTTTAAATATTCTTCTACTACTTGATTTACCTGATCAAGGTGCTTAACTAAATCATCTTCAGTTGACATTATTTAACTCCCGTGCAATTTTTAGCAAGATTAAATAGCCAATCAAGTCATCAATATCATTGTCACCAACAAACGATCCGCCTCTTGAAATCCTAGAAAGTTTATCATCAATGCGAACGTGTAGTTGTTCAACATTATTAGAGGTAGCAAAAATTCTAACTGGGTTAAGCGCTGAATCTCCATAAGATTTATTTTTTGCAATAAGCATTGCCTTTATCTCATCACATACCTGGCCGATAGTAAATTGGGTTTCTTCACTCATAGTTTTCCTCTTCATCAAATTCCCAATCAAATGCCTCTGGAACTCTTTTTAGTACAGCAAATGCAAAACTAAAACCAACTGTACCTGCTACAGCAAGTGCTATCAATGTTTTTTCAAATTTATTCATCGCTTTGACTTCCTTAATCCAAATTTGGCAAGGTAAACGTAGATAGTTTCAACACTTGATCCACACTCCTTTGCAATCTCTTCTGGAGACCTTTTATCCACAAGATACCTCTTACGCATAAAAGCCTCTGATGTATATAGTTTAGCACCCACGATATTAATTGTCAACTTCTTTCTCCGTAATATCATAGTTAAACCTATCAGAGTTTTCCATGATCCACTTATCTTGATTTTCAACATCATATTTTCTTTCATTAATTATTCTATCAATCAAATATTCTTTCTCAAGAGTAAATGATGGCTCGTATATTCTGACCCTGTTGTTAGGCTGGATAGCAAAGTTTCCATCATCTCTTTGGATTACGTGCCCACACTTATGATCTGCTGGACTTTCGGAGTATCCGTCATCTAAAACATTTGTGTCTGGATTATGCCAATCTAATGTAAATAGATAGGTACCCTTATGCATTGTCTTTGTTCTATCTATGTAAGACATTCTAAGATTTGTTAAGTTTTCAAATCTTGTTACGGCAATATGATGACTAAAAGAATTCCACAAAACTAAATTATGCAGATCAACTTCAGGGATACCTGGCTCTGTACAAAAAGCAGAGATTGGAAGTCTCCACCATAGACCACCATCTGGCATCATAATATGAAACAGTGGGCTTCTAGATTTTAAACTTGAAACACCAAAGATTACACACTCAAAGTATTTATCGTGGCTATCTTGATGATTTCTTAAATAGTTTCCTCTTACATAACAATTTATCGGTGGTATGTTTGCATTTAACTCTGGCATTATTCAGTCCCTCCTACTGCTTTATTCCAATTTTTAATTGCCCAATGACCAATACCGCAGGCATCAGCAACGTCATTATCTGTAATATTTCTATCATATATGGTGTTGATAAACTTAATTGTTCTTTCCTTACGCAAATTTCTTTCATAAGACTTATACCAAGAAACTGATTTTCCAGGATGCTGAGCACGAATAAATAGTTGCTCATCTTTTGATATTTTTTTATTACCAATGTAGTTTTGCCAAGTTATTGGAGAAACCTTTCCAATTACTTTAGTTCCAGACTGCCCTGCTGAACCAAGAATTGCACCCTGAACAAGTGCAAGATCTGCAGCAGTCTTAGGACTATTCATAAATACAGTGTGCTCAATTACTATTGACTCAAACCCACCATAATAATCAATAAAGGCTTTTACTTTTTGGCCAGCATCCATAACCTTTTCATAAATATTTTTACCATCAAAATAAATCTTTCCAACTTCTATTATTTTTTCACCATTAAAAATAGCAAAAGCAAGACTATTAGTGCTGGCATCTATAGCACATATAGTTTTTGGAATCTTGGTTCCTATTGCTTCTGCTAATTTCATTTTAAGTTATCCTTAATTTTCTTTAAAGCCTTTGCTACATCTAAAGGATTTACATTGCATTTTACACAAAGGCTTTCATCATTATAGATTGACAAAGGCTCTTTACATGATTTACAATTTCTTTCCTTACCTTTTCTTTTTTGTCGTCTAGAAACTAGATACCTTGCAGCAATTTTTTCTTTTGTTGAAAGGTCTCTACATTCTGGTGAACAGTATATCTGGTATGGTATATCTGTTTTAAATTCTTTATCACACCATTGACAATGCTTCATCTATCGGCTCCAAAGACTTTAATTTAAAGTCTCCCTTACCAGCCTCTGCACAAGCCTTTTTAATAGGACATGATTTGCAAATTTTTGAATTTGAGCGATAGTTCTTTTCAGGCAGAGTTCTGTCGACCCATGCCTTACGAACTGATCTCATCCATTCAAACGTCTGGTCTACCCACCGACGATAATAATCATTTACTTCTACTGGAAGAATAAGCAACTCATGATTGTTTTTATTTTCATAAATAAGAACTGCTTTAGGCTTCTTGAGAATTTTCATATAGATAAGTAACTGAACTAAGTGACCAGTCTTTGGTTTCATGTGAGCCTTGCGGTACTCAAAACCTTCATTCATCATTGTTTTAATTTCACCAAGGAGTTCTTCTCCCTGCCAATTTACGATAACATCTCCATAACCAAAGATTGGTGGATCATTATGTGTTATTTTAAATTCTGAATCAACAAGGAAGTCTGGAACATTACCCATTGCTTCTTGGATTCTTTCGTGTGACTTTGTTCCTGCAGTCATATTTGCTGCGCTGTATGGTGTTGCATCATCTTCAAACATTTGTCCGTCAAAAGCAAGGTACCAATACCTTGGACACTCTCCATGCCCATAAGCAATAGTAGAAGGTGCAAAAGTCTTTTTCTGTGTTTGCTTGTCAATACGATTAACTGTATAGCCAGACTGAATTTTTTCAGCCAAGCCAGCAGCATCTACTGGGTGTGCTGGTGCTTTTTCTTGCTTAACCATAATCTGCTGTAATAAACTTTTTGTCATATTTTACTCGTTTCTATTAGTATAAGTATAGCAGATTAGCGGGTTATGTACTTAAGCGCTGAGACTAAATTGTTTAAAGATTCTGCTGCGGTGTAGTATAAATTCTTCTTTCCACGATCTGACTTGTCTACGTTAGCCATCCAAGTAGCCTTAAATGCCATCTTAGCAGCAATAGCCTGTAGTCTTACTATCTCTACATGAGCAACGTTTAACGGAATATCTGGCTTTATAATTAGTTTAGCAATCATTGTGAGTGCAACCGTAAGTTCTTCATCCTGCATATAGTCTGCAATTTCTGCAAGACCATTTACCATATCTATCGTAGTATTTTCATTTTGCAACTGTCTTATCCAATCTGTTAGTTATTAAAATTTATTTTAATTCTTTAAGCGACTCTTCTTTTATATTATAATCTTTTAAATATTTTACAAACAAGGGATCTTCTGTCCATGACTCAGTTTTTTGTTTTATTGTTTCTGGTGCTCTAGCAATAGAGTCTAACTTTTCATAATCGTCTTTCTTTGAAAAATGCATAGTTAAAACTTCAGTTCTGTCTCCATCTCTAAATAGTATTGGTTCTCTCCAGTGTGCTTGTCCAGTGCCCCAAAATACAAGAAGATCCCTATACTCAAGATTAAAACTTTTACCTTCAATTACTATTGGCCAATCAATATTAGAGTCTAATTGATAATCCATTGTAAGTTTAGAAAAATAGTTATTTAAGTCATAGTGCACTGGCAGTTTTGGATTTACTCCTGGACTATGCTCTTTGCTATAACTTAGGTAACGATTGTGAAACATAAACACTTCTTCTCCAACTATCTCTGAAGCAAACTTTTCAAGTTTTCTACGTATGTTTTCTGGGTACATTACATCTATTTGCATTCGTGCTAATTCTGGTAAAATTAATGGATAGAAAAATTTTTCTAAATCTTTAGCATTTTTTTGATACTTTATTATTGCAAGCAAAACTTCTAATTCTTCATCAGTAAAAAAGTTTTTAACTATGTGTGGAACTATTTTATTTTTTGGTTCGTGTCCTGTTTTCATAATAATATTATACACTATCCTCTGAAAGTTGCTCTAACACACTCATCTCAATTATAGCAAGTCTTACTTTAGAATTACCTTCTCCCATTACAACAACGATGGCTGGATCTTTACCATTCTTCATAGCATCAGTGGTAGCCTTTGCCCAAACCTCTTTATTTAAAGTAAAGGATTTACCTACCTCTTTAAAATCTACAACAAAATTTTTCCAGGAAGCGTCTCCCTTTTGAGTATTACGACCAGAGTTTTTGTGCTGTTTAGCACCTATACGCTTTGACTCACTCTTTTCTGTCATTAGCATTCTTTTTCTGTTTACCAAACTTAACTGTGCTTAAGTGTTTACTTGGACACATCCAGGTCATTGTTTTTGTATCTGCATAAAGTCTAAGAGATGAAACCTCTACTTTGCATTCATGGCAAATAAACTTTCCGTGATATACAGTATAACTAGGCATTTAGTTTAGCCTTTATTGATTCTTGCAAATCAAGATCCTCTCTTACACGATTAACGAATGCTTCTTTACCCTGGACTTTTGTGCCATCAGGAAGTATATACCAAGCACCTGTGCGCTCTACAATACCGTTTAGTTCTGCGGTAGTAACCAAATCACCAATGGTATCAAGACCAATATCGTCACCTCTAAAGTAAAAATCATACTCACCAGACTGGAACCCTGGAGAGGTTTTGGAGAACTGGAGTTCCCACTTAATAGTTCTACCAATTTTTTCTTCAATTAATTTATCTCCTACCTTGATCTTTCCCTTAATCGCCTGATTGTCTGACTCTGAAGAAAAGAGTTTAACAATACATGAGGAATAAAACTTAGTAGCCTGACCACCAGAAGGCTGCTGGCTAGTATACATAGCATTGATATTGTTACGAGACTGAGAAATAAGAACAAGCAAAGTTGGCTTAACTTTATTGTTTGCATAGTTAAGCATTTTCCATGCGTTACTAAAGTCACGGGATTCTGCTCCAATCTGTTTTGTATTTTCTAGTGCTTTCATTTCATCTGTATCTTTTTCAAAATAGATTGCTGGAAGCATTGATGTAATAGAGTCTACCACAATTAGGTCTACACCAGCATTCATTAATCCAACGCCAACATCTACCATATCACTAATAGTTCTTGCTTGTGAGTAGATAAGTTTTTCTGGATCTACCCCAAGAGTTCTGGCCCAGTCTTCTGAGTATGACATTTCTGAATCAATCCACGCACACAACTTTCCTTCTGCTTGTGCTAAAGCAATCATCTGAAGGCACATAGAGGACTTTGCAGAAGACTTTGACCCCCAGATAAGAACCTGTCTACCATAAGGAAGTCCTCCTCCCAAAGCACGGTTTAAACCAAAACTAGGAGTAGGCTGATACTTGTAGTTAACTCCTACTCCACTGCCTAATCTTTTCCTCAACTTAGGATCAAGTTGTGCTAATGCTTCTTCTATACTAACTGACATGTACATCCTCCAATGTTACTGTTCCGTCTTTTGTCTTTCCAAAATCAAACTTATAAGATTTTCCTTCTTCAATATTCATATATGCTTTTGCAAAAGATGTAGGAAAAACTGTAATAGAATGAAGATCTCTACTTGTATCTGCAAGAGTAAGAGAAGCCATCTTCTTACCAGTCTTTGTAATCCTTGTCTTAAATGAAACAACAAACATCTCATCATCCTTGTATGGCAATTGCTTGTAACTTAAGAACTTTACAAGAGCATGCGATGATTCTTTTATCTCATCTGAAGGTATGAAAGAAACAATCCTGTTGTCATTACAAAGAACCAAGTAAGAGCGACCAGTCTCAATAATGGTATTTTCATCATCAAATATACCGACACTGCCAGTTTTGTCCAAAATTTCAACTCGTGACCATCCTGTTCCTCGTT